ACAGATACAACTTTTGTAGTTGGATTTGTTGCTAAAACTAAATCGCCTTGTAAATTTGGATTGAGATACATAAATTGGTTTTATGAGTTTTAATAATAGGGAAAGCTCTTTTATCAAGAACCCTCCCTTATATTAATTATTAATTACGCTGTTAAAGAAGTTGCTTTAACGAATGCACCTGGTTGAGTTACACCCCAGTCAATGTATTGGTTTATTACCAATTTAACTTCACCGTTAGCTGCTCTTGTGTAAGGGTCGATAGTAATATCTAAACCTCCGAACATTCCGATAAATAATTTAGAGAAATCTCCAAATAAGAAATCAGCAGAAACAGCACCGTTACTAGTACAACCGTTTGAGTAGTAAGTTGGGTAACCGTTAACTAAGTTTCCTTGAGAACCTACAGTTACAGCAGCAACTTGAGCAGAACGCTTCAAGTCTTTCATTAATTTTGGGTTAGCTACATAAGCTAAGTTTCCAGAAAGACCTTCACCTACAGCTAATTCAGATTCAGCTAAACAGAAATCATCAAAGATAGATGCATTAGCTGTGTAAGAGTTTTGAGTAATTGTACCTACACTTGCAGTAGCAGCAATTGCTCCAGGAGCAGAAGTTACATCAGCAGCAGCGAACATTGCAGCATCAATTTTTGCACCAGCAGCACGACCTAGGTCAGCAACGATAGCAGCTTGAGCGCCCATTCCGTTTTGCATTAAAAGTTGCTTAGAAATATGAACGTAAGAAGATAATCTAAGTGGAGTTAAATCTAATTTACCAAAGTTCACACCACCATCAGCAGCAGCATCTACTTCACCTTCCCAAGCTACAGTTTGTTTTCCTGTAATAGGTAATCTAGTGTCAGAAGAAAGTCCAGTAAGGATGTTTGCACCTACACGATTGAATACAGAAGCTTCTCTTAAAGCATCTTGGTAACCCATTACTACAGTTGGAGCAATAGCAGAAGAACCTTGAGTTACATCAGCACGTTGTTCTAGTAAACGAGAAGGAATACCTAATCCGTTAATAGTACGTCCAGCAGCACGAGCTTCTTCAACAGCCTCATCGTGAAGTTCTTTCTCAAGACCATCTAGGTTGTTGTCCATTAATCCTTTAATTGCTTTGAATAGAGAATAACCTCTAACTTCATTGTCTTTTTTCATTACTTCTACTTTAGGTGTTTTAGTTGCGATTTCCGCATTTAAAGACTCTTGACGTTCAACCGTTTCGATGTCCTTCTTTAATTTGTCAATAAGATTCATTTTTTCGTCGTAAGAAACTTGTTCAGCTTCAGTTAAGTCTCTTGCTTCTGTTTTACAAGATTCTAACATTACGTTAGCTTCTGTAATACTAGATGCACGTTCTTGACGTAATTCTACAGAGTTTTTCATTCTTTTTAAAGTTTACTTTTTAATTTTAATTCGTTATGTAAGTGATTGATTTTTCTAAGTGTATCGGCACTATCGCTTTTTACTTTTGCTTCTAATTCCTTCGAGTCGATTTTCATCTGGTCTATTGAACGTAAAGCAACTTTAGTATCGGAATAAGCTCCAGTACCAACTATAGAAACATCAAACAATCTTCCGACTTTAGTGATATTTCTTTTGTACACATCACCATCTTCTACCCAATTATCTTCTTCTACCGTAAAAGCAAATGAAGATTCATAAAGCAAACCTCTACGCATCAATTCTGCGACATCTCGACCAGTAGAAGTGTTAGGTAATGTACCATCGTATTTTAATCCTCTTTCGTCAATCGAAAGTTTTAATGTACCACCTTGATTCCTATCTAAGATAGCGTTCATATCGTGGTTGTAAGTTAAGATTACGTTATCATCTAAACGACCATCAAAAGCTCCTCGTGAAATAGTTTCGTAAAAACCTAAATCTCTGCTTTCGTGTTCGAATAATGAAGCGTACCCACTAACTTGAATCTCATCTGAACTTTCGCTCATACGAACTTCGCAGTCGGTAGAGTAAACTCTAATTTCTTTGTTATTTTTCATCTTTATCAATATTTTTGTTTAGGTCCTCTCTACTCGTGCCTTCTCCTAATCGGTCGATAGGCATCATATTAGATTGCATATAGTAATCTTCAGAAGCACCACCTACGCTATTTAAATCTTCTAGCTTACGAACTTCGTCTGGTGACATAACACCGATGTTAACTAAAGTTCTATAATAATCAGCACGAGCCTTAGAGTCTCCTCTAAGTATAGCAGTTAGATTGAATTTAAAGTACTCTTTACCTCTCTTATTAAACGGTATAAGTTTAGAGTTTAACTCCGACTCGATACGTTTAATCCAAGGCGTAATAGTGTGAACGACAAAATCAATTTGTTGAGCTTCGATATTACTGTATGTAGCATTAGATAAGTCGTTTACGAGGTGATTCGGTACTCTAAATATACGGCAAATATCAGCGATTTGATATTGACGTGATTCTAAGAATTGTGCTTGGTTGTTTGGAATAGAACGAGCTTGGAACTCCATACCCTCTTCTAAAATAGCCGTTTTACCTGCGTTCTCTGCTCCAGAGTACTTAGTTCCCCAAGATTCTCTAAGTCGTTTAGCTGTTTCTGGTTTAAGTGTACCAGGGTGCTTTAAAATACCGCCTATAGCAGCTCCGTTCTTAAAGAAAGAACCAGCGTGTTTATCTAAAGCGATTGCTATTCCTAATGTTTCTGCTGCGGTTTCTATAGGTGATTTACCTACAACTCCATCGAAAGATAGACCTTTAACGTGTATCATATCAATAGATTGAACTATACCTTTAATTGGGTACGAGTCGTCTCTATCGGTTACATCGTAATAAACTCCCCTTCCTTTCGGAGATATAAAAACGTCGACATCATCACATTTAATTGGGTGTAGTCCAACAGGTAATCCTCCTTGATTTCGCTCAATATAAGCGTAGAAATTACCATCCATAGACAAGTCCACTAGAATGCGCTCAAAAAACATAAATGAGTTGAATAGTGGTGAAGGTTGTTCTCCTACAAGGGTGTTTAAAGGACTATCGGACTTTACGGTTTTTCTATTACTAGAATCTTTTTCATAAAGGGAGATAGGAAGGGAAGCTATAGTTTCTGATAAAACTCTTACGCAAGACCAAACGGCAGCGACTCTTATAGCTTGTTCTTTTGAAATAACTTGACCTGAAGCCGAACCTAGAAAACTACCTACAATCGTTTGACCATAAATATCTCTCTTTTCCACTTCAACAACGTCGTTGTTCTTCTTAAAATAATCGAATAATCCCAAATCTATAGATTTTATGAATACCACTACACTTGTAAATAGATAAAATAGCCATTATGTGAACCACTTTATAAATCTTTTTCTAAATATTCGTAAGCTTTTAGTAGTACCTTATGTACATACCTAGGACTAACTTGCTTTAACACAGCTATTTCCCTTATTTTTAAACCGTATTCGAAGCGAAGATAAATTATCGTTTTAGCCATATCGTTTGGCATAACCATAGCTTTATACCACATTTTGTCTGGTCTAAAATCATAATCGTCTTGAATTACGTCGTTTTTAGCCTCTCTAAGACGATAAGTCGTATGAAACGGACTAGTGTTAGATAATACTTGATTCGTTACGATACGAGCCACATAGAAGCGAAATTGATTCGTTTCGAACAGAGATTGTATAGTCTCCTCTATTTGAGTAAGAAGTATAAGCGATATGTCTTGAACTAAATCGTCTACAAGATGTTCGTCTTGATTACTAATCAGTACGTTAGAGCAAATTTCCCTTATGGTAGATTGCTCTTGTTCAATTATCTCGTTTTTAGATAAAGAATATTTCTTTTTCATCGTATGTTGAATTTCCACCATTTTTGTTTTGCATAGCCTCTGAAAGTGCCATTATACAAGATACCACACCATCAATCTTTTCGTTCGATTTCGCTTTGTTCGGTTTAACGTTACCAGCAGGGTCAAAAGTTAGTACTACGTTGGACATCATCCATCTAAGTACAGGTTGACCACCGTGACGTAGTTTTCCACTAAGTGCTAAAGTTTCGAATTGCTTCGTTGCGGGTGACATCGTTTTATAACCTTGACCTACAGGTATCATTGGACAACCTTCTTCTGTCAAATCAATTACAATCTGAGAAGCGTTCCATCTATCATAAGCTATCATTCGAATATCGTACAACTCGCTTAAATCTCTAACTTTTTGCTTAATGTAGTTGTAATCACATACATCGCCTGGAGTTAGTTCGACTAAACCTTCTCTAGCCCATTTAGAGTAGTTTACTTTATCTCGTTCGCTTCGTTTGTGAGCGTTCTCTTCGGGTATAAACGAGTACATAACCAAGTCATATCCATCGTCGTCGTCTGGGAAAATAAGAGCTAAAGTAGTAATATCTCGTGTAGATGCTAAATCGAGTCCACCAAAACAAGGTCGACCTTTTAATTTAGCTAAATCTACCTTAGTTCCACCCATCATCCATTTCTGGTCAGAAATCCACTTGGCTTCGTTTACAACCCATTGATTTAGGTGTAATCTACGGAAGGTATTTTCATATGAAGGCTCATTTTTTGCCTTTACAGCTTGTTGCTTCATATACTCCTCAGTAATGATTGTACCGTAACCAGGATTCGCTTTTTTCCAAACCTCTTCGTCAAAAATATCATCGTCTAGTTGAGCTTCGTAAACAACTCCTAGAAATGAATCGTCCTCAATCGAACCATCAATTAATTTCTTCGCATAATCGTAAAGCTCTTTGCAAATATGGTCTTTTTGATGTCCTGCACCAGCTGTCGTAATCCCAAGCATAAGTGGTTCTTTCCTAGCTCCCATTGACGTAAGAAGTACATCATATAAATCTCTGTTTTTGTGTGAGTGAATCTCATCTAGTAAGCAACAAGATAAGTTTAATCCGTGTTT